GGTAAACTGAAGTGCATAATGTCCTTTGAATTTATCAATGTCTACTTTGACAAATCTAGACTCTGCGGGATCAGTTGGATCTTGATTATATCCACCCTCATCTAAACATGATAGTTGCATTGGATATACTGCTGATAAATATTCAGTATTAACTACATCCTGTATATATGATACTTCCTGATTTTCATCTACTTGATTTTGCATTGGTAAAATTACTTCCAAAGTATCTGGTTTTTTAGTTCCCTGTTGTTTCATTATTGCAGATAAGGGATAATAAGTATGAACAGGTGGACTAGAACCTGTTTCAGTTACAATACATTTAGCTAAAGGCATTATTAAATAACTCCCTAGTTCACAGCTACCTGTGATGTAAATGATGCTCTACCAAGTCCTATTCCTGTGGTAAATGCTTCAACATAGGCTTCATAAACACCTACAGGCAAATTACTTGCAATAGGATTTAAACTTGGTGTATTATTACTAGTATTATTATTAGACCAAGATTGTGATGATAATGCTTTTCTATAATAGACTTTATATTTAGTAAGAGTACCCGTTCCCGGATCTGTTGGTGCTGTCCAAGTTGCAGCTAACACTCCTGATGATGGACTTGTTAAGACAAAGTTTGTTGGTGCAGATGCAATATCAACTTCATATAATGTTGCTACAGTTCCTTCCATGAACTTTGCTGTTGCGTTAAATGTAAGTAAATTAGGTGACATCATGTTAAAATTAAATCCTGAAAATGTGCCGGGAAATATTATATCTTTAGTTGGATCAGATGTATCTAATCTAATTATTAATTCATAAGCAGATGATACACTATCAGGTCTAAATTTTTCCTTAAACCAAAAAATTTGATCCCTGATTGTAGAGGAAGCTGCATAATTAGTGGGAGTTGGATTTGGATCTGAAGGTGTTGGTTTATCTGTGTGAGTTACAGTTGTTACAGTACCCATATCTTTTATTGTCCAGTTAATAGTTAATGCTGAACTGTTACCCTCGATTTTTATAAGTACGTTTTCTTCTGCATCTTCTTCAGGCATTGGCATTGGTGATACGGGTGTGTTCATATCATAGGTTATACTTTTGAAATTAGGTAATGTATATGTCCATTCTACATCTTTATTATCTGTATCTTCATAATACTTTTTAAAAATTATTTCACCCATTTATCCTAACCCCCATCCTTTTAGAGTTTCGCTTATACTATTTTGAATCATTGATCCGACCATTGAGAATGGATCTTGTTCAGGTTTTTTCGTATTTTGTTCATTATTATTACCAAATATATGTTCTAATGAACCTGCATAAGGTGGAAGTGTTTCTTGTGTAGTTGTAGTTTTTGTTTCTTCTGGTCTTAGCCACGGGAGAAATTCATATATTTTTTCAAATATTCCATCCCATATACTTTTAATTTTATTTCCAACAGTTGTCATTAATGACTCAAAATCATAATCTGTAATCGCAGTTATAGCAGTATTTATTTTATCTTGAATACCCGATAAACTTAATGGTAGTGTTATTAATGATATTGCACTAGCGATTCTAGTTTGAATACCCGATAAACTAATATTTGGAACTGTTATACCTTCTAAAGCAGTTTTAATAAATGTTAAATCAACTGTTGGTACTTTTATATTTTCTATATAAGCAAATGCAGCTTTTAGATTTGCTATTGCTTTTTTAGTTTCTTCATATTGAAACTCATCGTCACCAAATATATCAAGAAATGAAGCATAATGTAAAAGTGTTTTTTCCAAATTTTGATTACCAATTTCAAAAGGACTTGTATCTACGGTATTATTAGAACCTATGTTGTTTATTTCTTCTGTTCTACGCATCCAATCTACGCCAAGTTTTGATCCTAAAGCTTGCATTATAGGTCGCATTTGTTTATACCACGGTAATGCTATGCTTCTCATAAAGTATATAATAATAGGTCTTAGGAAAAATCCAAAGAAGTCACCAATAGGTCTTAATATCAACATTACTGAATAGTTTAATAATTTTAACATACCTTTTAACATTGGAGATGAGTCTACTATCATCCCCGTTAATTTTGAAACTAGTCCTACAAGACTTCCTACCCCAAGAGCAATAACACCAAGTTTTGCAATATTTTTCATCATTGAACCTTTATCTGATTTTCCTGTAGCTGCACCTGCTACTCCTGATAAACCAGCAGTTTTACCCCCCATAATTGCCATTAGGCGTTTTTCTAATTCTCTAATTTTACTGTCATCTATGTCTATTTTTAATGTATATGTATTGCTACTCATCTCATTCTAACCCCGTTCATAACATCTTTCATCATTTGCATACTTATAAATATTGTATCAATTACATAGTCAGCAGGTAACTTATCTACCTGAAACTTATCCCACCCAAATACCAACGCACAATAACCGTAAACCTTAGAACTTATGTTTTGGGAATCATTTCCTGACTCATTCCGAGATTGTTGAAATAACTCTCTAAAGGGATAATACGCATAATCTCTCCTAAGATTATACTTACTTCACTCATTGGTAAGTTCTTCATTTTTACTAAATTAGTAGCTGGAAATGGCAAACCTGAAACTATGGTTTTGGTTAATAGAACGTCACAAAATGTATTAAATTGAAAATCCTTTGTACCTGCTTCTGACATTGTTACTGATTTTGTCAAAAGGTCTTGAGTTTCTCCCCAAGTCAAATCTGTCTTAATTTTTATAGTTGCATCTTTACCTAAAACTTTACAGTCAAAATCAACTGTGGATAAATCTTCTGACATATATCTGTTATAATATTATATCTATATAAGGCTTTCCTGAAACTTATTTAAGTTGGAATACCGTTTATAGTGTTCTTTGCTACAATGGAAACGTGTTTACATTGGAAATCAAGATTTTCCAAAAGCAATTCTCCGGGTTCAACCCCTGCACTATCATGTGATGAGAAACTACACCCTGTAAAAGTCATAACAATATTTCTTGTAGAAGTTCCAGTTAATCCGTTTGAAAGTGTAACTACCAAGTCATGTGATGTTTCTGCTCTACCATAAACTGATTCTAACAGGTCGGAATCGTATAAAACTACTGATATTTTTCCAGTAAGTTCTAAAATTTTTCTATAAGCATCTGCACTTAATTTATTTCCCATTTCATAAATTAATTCTGCATTGGAGTTAATATTCAAATCAAATGATTGAACTGAACCAAGTGTATTTCCTGTAAGTGGATCTGTAATAGAAGCATGAACAAATGTATATGGAATACCACCTGCCATTGAAACTCCTGAAGGTGTTGAAAATCCAGCTTTTGTTTCTTCACCCCAAACTAATTCTTGTGTTGCTTTAACAGTTTCATTTAATGCCATTTTTAAAGATAATGAAGGACAAACAACACCTACTGCGGTTCTTTTAAATTCTGTATCTGTTTTAAATCCAAGTCTTAATGCCATACTGTGTATATCTCTCATGGTTGCATCTGTAGTTGGACTACTATTCCATGTGTGTTGATATAAACCAGATACAGTTGGATTAGCGGCAGCTGCGGATACTGCTGTACCTAAAACTGATTGTAAGAACCACGGATTACTTACTACATAATCAACTGAACATTTACCCTCATTTTTACCATAAGCAAAAGATTCTATTTCTGGTGAATATAATTGACCTAGTGGCATTTGATTGTTTTTAAATTCTAAACCTGTAACTTTAACTTCTTTACCAAATTGTATCCCGTTACCTACAAATCCACTACCAAATGTGGCATTTTCATAACCATATTCTACATAGGAACTAGAGGCACTAGATGCTGTTACCATATAAAGACATGATTAACCAACATATTTAAATATTCCTTACGGATTGAATCGCATGGCATCTACATCTATATTATATCTAAATATATTCCTAAATTCTTCATTCAATGACACAATATTTCCCGGCAAAATCTGTATATATTCACGCTTGTTTATTGTAGCAACAACGTTATTTTTTAATATTTTAATAATTTCATCAACTAACTGTAGTACCCTAGCCTCACTTACACTTGAATAAATATCTAAGGTAACTGATATATCATGCAACCAATCGTAGTTAAATTTGCCATCTGAACCTATGTTTGTGATCATACTGTATATTTTAGGATCTTCTGTATCAAGTTCAACAATTACCTCATCATATACCCTTGCACCTACACCTACTGCTTTCTTTTTCCATTTTGTAGTAAATATTGGTGCTTTTCCGCCTGAACTTGTCCAGTTACTTTTTAAGTGATCTATAATGTCATTTGCAAATGGTAGCCCTGCCATTCCATCGGTCATTTATACTTCTCCAATGTGTTTAATGCTTTAACCCCGTATTTATTAATTTGTTTCAAACCTACTCTTATCCTTCTTCTTTTGAATGTTTTCTTGATTATTCTTTTCATTTTTTTAATGGCTTTTTTGACTTTTTTGGCAAACTTTTTTAATTTTTTCATAAGCGGACTTGATTTATTTTTATTTTTATAAGATCTCTTAGTACCTGCAAGTCCATGTTTTCCAATAACCATTTTAATTGCTTTTTTAGCAAAATGAGTAGGAGCAATACCTTTGTAATGAATTTTTTTTAATACTGCCCATGTTACAGCGGTTAATTCAGGTTCTTCAAAATCAAGTTTTATTCTTACCCAATCATATAATGCATCAAAATTAACCCATTTTCCCGGTCGCATACCTTTATCAACAAAGTTTGCGTATGGGTTACTAGTTGCAACTGATGTAGTTCCAACATCAGGCTCACTAGAAGATGTCATCATTACAATTTCAAATGAATTTGATAAATCTTGTGTAAAGTTAATATCTTCATCTCTTAATACTTTTTTAATATTTTTAATTAATTCTACACTTAAATCTTTCTGCATACGAAATCGTTCATATTGATTTTCTGTTGTACTAACAGTTGAAGTAGTTACTGCTGACATATCACCATGTAGAAGTTATTTCGCTTCTGCTCCATATTATTTGGTCAATTTCTTTTTGCCATCTGTCCATTACTTTCTGCTTATCAATGTTACCTTCCCCACCGTAAGCAATTTGTGACATTTGGAAATCAGTTGACAATATATCAAGACAGGTCATTAGTTTACAGGCTTTTTGAATATCTCTTGGTATTGGTTCTGTAACGTCTTTAATGCCCTCATTATCCCCCCCGTATCTGTAAGTTACCCTGAATCTATTGGTTCTAAGTATTGTGAACAGGTATCCTCTTAAATATATGATACCCTTAATTTCTTGGAAATATATAATTTGATCTTCATTTACACCGTTACTTGTTGGTGTTTCATCTGCCCATTGACCGCCATCCCAAATCTCAAACTTATCCCCTTTTGTGGAATCAAATGACCTAAGATTTCTTTTTCTTGGGAACAAAGGCATACCTCTACCCCAATCATATAACTTGTTTACACTAAATTCTTCTGTTACTTGTTTGTTTTCAAGCCATGTATGACCTGTTAATCTGTCAATTCTGTCCTCGTTGTCCATTATATTTTCATTAATCATTGAAGTATTTGGATCAGTATTAGGGTTAATAGGTATTCTAAGCCAGTCAGATATATTAGTAGCAGTACAATAAGTAGGTGTCCTAACCATATATAAGCCTTGAGTTAATGTTATTTAAATTATTCGTAAAGTACATTAAGGCTTAAAGTGCCTGTAACGTCAGCATAAAGTTTTGTAAAATTTAGGTCTAAATCAGAATGAACTCCTGTTCCTGCAACAAGTCTATATATTTCTGGTGCAGTTGCATCTGAACCATTATAAAATATAACACTACCTGTTCCTGCTGTTGCTGGTATTACTGCTTTTAATTTACCTGATCTATTTACTACTACTCCATCAGCAGTTATTAATTTACGAGCATTTCGTGCCATAATATAGAATATAAAAAAGAAGTGTTATATAAGGTTTCTCTTATACACCACGGATAATGACGGTCATAGTACAAGTAGTATTTGCAGCTACATTTGCACTTGTAGTTCTTACTCTACCGTTGATTTTTGCAGTAGCGGCATCTGATGCAGTTGCCTCTACGAACTGATAAGTATTCAATGCAAAGTCATTAGTTTGTTCAATAATACATGAATAGACTTGTCTAAAGCCTACTTGTGTAAAATCACAAGTAACTAAACCACTTGCAAATTGTCCTGTTCCAGTAATTGCAATATCACAAACCATCTCTTTTTCTACGCCTACCCCGCCCGGTTTAATGGTGTGGGATCTATCTGCATTTAAATGCGAATATTTGGCGTTTGTTGTAATAGTTACTGCCATAGTAATGTTTTTTTATTTTACTAATATATAAATATTATTATAAATTGATATATAATTCTTATTCCATATAGAAAATTTTTTGAAATTAAATAAAAAAATAAAAAAAAGGTTTGTTGTTTTATCTAGATTCCTGAAGCAATATCTCTAATCTTGGCTTGTGCTTTGAAGTTTCTACAAGTTGTTTCACCAAGCATATTATACAAAGCTCTATCTGTGAAAGCTTCGTTAATGAATGGATAACCTTGTTGTCGTTTTCCTGCTTCGTAATAAACGATTGGTTTGAGTATTTGCATACCTAACAATGGTTTGTTTGGAGCATTTTTATCTGCACTAGTGTTTAAGATGAACAAGTCATCTACTGATCCCTCTGCTGATTGGGTGGTATCCTTTGAAGGAATGAATGGAAGTCCATATATTGTGGATATATGTAATCCTGCACCTGTTCCAGTAAAGGTATCAACACCGTTGACACCAACACTAAATTCTGTTCTCAAGTCGGCTGTGTTTTGGATACGGTAAGCGTTCATGTAGATTGATTGAACTTCGGAGTATGTGTCCTGTCCACCAATCATTACAGTTGGCTCTTTTCCTGCGGCAATTCTAATATCTGCAAGGGTATCTCTCAATACTGCATCTGTCAAGACATCTGCTGTACCGATTGTACCTGAAGGAGATTTTACCGTGGAATCCCAAGTACCTGCACCTGCATTTCTATCTACACCTGCACCGTTAGCACCCTTCCACGGGTTATAAAGGTCGGTAAGATTTGCGTGTGCTTCGAATTGTTGTTCAGCGTTTGAAGCAACAATGACATCTAAAGATTCAAGGTTTAATCTTTCAAGTGCGTTGGTTGCAACTACATCAGTAGGAATTGCAGTAAGCATTTGATTGACTCTTTCTTTGAATTGATCACTTGCGTAAACTCTTTGTTGTGCGAGGCTACCATAGTTATCATCTCTAGAATTGTCTACTAATTGTTCCAATAACTCAGAGGCTTCGAATACATATTGTAAAGTCTTTGGTTTTACAGTAATCTCTTGAACTGCTGGTTTAATTGCACCAGCGATTGCTCCACCTTCAATAGTTCCACCGAGTCCATCTCTTGCACCTGCGACAGATGTTAGATTTGGAGCTTTGGATTTGAAGATACGCCATCCAGAGAAATCCCAAACGTACTTTGGTAGAGCTGCGAATATGTTTGCTTCCATATTGAAGTTTGCCCATGCCATAGCACCGAATAGTGGGTTATAGTTGCCACCTGTTCCGGGATCTGTTGTACTGAAACCTGCTTTTAAAATCTCGTCAGGAGTTCTGTTATAGGTATAATTTACTAGTTCATCAATAGAACGTAGTCCTAGATAAGTAGACATTTTAGTATCCACCCGGAAGTCCGTTACCGAACTCTCCTGATTCTAGTTTGTTATATGCTATAACGAGTGCATCTTCTGCACTTGAAGTTTGACCATTCCAACCGCTAGAAATAGCTTTAAGGATTTGGTATCCTGTTGGTATGGTTGCTTCTTCTTCCCCTCTTGATTTCAAAAGTGGTCTAACCGTTTTTACAATTTCGTATTCAGAACTCTCAGATTTTTTAACATCTTCTTTTTTCTCATCTTCATCCTCTGTTTTCTCAACTTCTTCCTTTTTATCATCTTCTTCACCATCTGCTTTACCCATAGTTAGACTAGGAGCATCAGTTTTTGGGGATTCACCTTTTTGAGGTGGAACAATAGAAGCTTGATCTTTTGGAGATGGTGCATAGGTATTTCCTAATTTGTCAGGATCACCGACATCGTTAGGACTTGATACTGCCGGAGCTTGTGTATCATCCTCTACACCTTGATCAACCGGATTTTTATTCTGCTCTTTAATCAAGGTTTCAAGACCATCAAATCTTTTCTCGAAAGAATCGATTCTAGATTCTTGTGCTTTGACTAATTGTGCAAGAATAGATGTGACTGAAGTGTCAACATCATCTGATTTTTGAACTTCAGAAACTTGTGTTTCTGTGGTTTGTTCTTCTGTAGTCATGTTGTAATATTACAAATTTTTTATAGTATATAAATATAATTGTTAAAAATAGAAAGAATTGTAAACCTATTTTTGGTATTTTTTATGTAATGTTTTTAGATATTGTATGGTTTCTGCTTCTTCTAATGCTTCTTTTACAACGGATACCCCAAATTTCAATATTAATTCAACAGGTGTTTCTATTTTAGTAAGGTCTTTTACTCGTCTTTCACTTGTTTCATGTACCATATTACCCTCTATTTTTGATTGTTTTTTAGATCCTGCCAATGAACTTGGAGCTTCAAACTTGTTTACATTACCGTTAGAATCTGTCATTGTGTTTGGTTTTGTTCTTGGTTTTAAAGGGAACTCACCTTTGGCATTTATATCGCCTATTGGTTGATCTTTTGTAATTTCTTTACCGTTAATTTTATCCTGTTTGTTTCTTGCTTCTTCTTCTACACTTTCAGGTGTACTTGGTATGTGGTCTTTCTTAATTTTAGCAGGTATTTTTGGTATACTTGCCATTAAATCATTTGTTTCTTTTGGACTTCCCGTTGCTTCACCTACGTTTTCTGCTCTTGTTTCAGCGGCTCGATTAACTAAATTTTGGTTATTTAATTTTTCTATTTCTTCTGGTTTATCAAATTGTTTGTATTTATGTTCTGCTTTTGATAACCCACATATATCACATTCTTCTCCCCCATCACATTTGTATTGGTGGTTATCAAGGTCTACATCTACGTTAATATTTGTTCCATCTGCTTTATCTATGAATTGTTCTACGTCAAATTTCTCAAATTTGCAACCTAAACTAGTACATCTTATCTGTTGTCTACCGTTGAAATCTTTGACCATTTTCTCTATTCCATTTGCTTTAGCAAATTTGTTTACAGATTCTACTACTGCAAATGGGTTTGCTGGTGTATCACATAATGCGATTTCATATAACTCTAATTTTCTTAATTCTAATGCCATCTTGCCATCTTTTTGAATTGGCTCTCTTTCTTTACTTGCACCGCCCATAGATAATCCTGAGTATTCTCCTTTTACAACCTTATCCCAAATTTTGTCATACAATGTAATACCTTCTTTTTTATACACTTCTCCTGTAATTAACACGGTGGCAACGCCTTTGTATTCTGATTGCTCATAACTTAATACCTTGCCTACCATTCTGTTACTATGATAATCTGATATAACTGGATTTACTTCCATAAATGCTTCCATAATTTTCATAACTTCTTTGACAAAAATGAACTCTTGTTGTCTATCTATGATTTCAGCAGTAATATGACCTTTGAATATTCTTCTTTCATCTGCTGTGTCAACAGTTAGTCCTTTTGTTACAAAATCAGAAAATTCTACATATTCTGTCATGTATATAAAAAAAGTGTTATAGTATATAAAAATTGGGTTGTTCTATGACTGTGAGATGGTCGTAGAACCGTTTTGTCCTGCACGAATACCTAGATATGTAAGTGCTGAACCAATCAAAATACCAAATACAAAGGTAAAGATTGCTCCATATTGTTCTGAAGACATTTGCACGGTTGAATCAAATAATAGCCCTTTTACTGCTCCCCAGCCAACAAATAGTATTGCTGAGAACAATGAAAGTGCAACTACTGATATTGCAATATCTTGTCTTTTTATGATTGACATAATAAAAGGGCAAAGAAACGATTATATAAAGGTGTTGATTAAGACTAAGTTATGGACTTTTATGTGTATGATAATGTCTATACATTTAATAAAAGAAACCCATTTTCAGGCTCAGTTAACAGTAGATTAGAGGTTAAATCAATAGATATACCCGAAAATCGTTCATTTTGGTTCTATACTGATATGCAATATATGCAAGATAACGTTAATTTACAGAAGCGATATGTGCATATACATCCGGGAGTAGGCACTACAAACACTACTAGATTCAAAAAAGAACCTACTCATGTATCAAGAACTAACTTTTTTTACAACCCGAAAGAAAAAAGAGTTGAAGTAAGAAAGTCAATATTACCGTGGACTAAACCTATGTTTGCTAAAAAATGTATATATTATGGAGCAGAATTACCTGCAAAAAGAATGTCATTAATGGGTGAATGGTATTATGATTTTGGAAATAACTCAATACATTTAATCATAGATTACAACACACAAAAGATTAAATTTCATTGGGAAGATGGATTTGATGAGCCATCAACTGCTGAACAACTAAATAAAATTGCAGAATTAGAGTTACAAATAAACGAAAAAGAAAAAGAATTAGCCCAATCTGAATGATTGATCTCTGGTTTGATCTCTAGTTATTCCAGTACCAAATTCTTCTCCGGGATTTCTTGCATAATATTTTCTTTTCATAATTTCATCAGGAGCATTTTTTCTACCCCCTTTTTTACGATAAGCATTGTGAACCTTATGCAACCTGCTCATACAAGAGTCACACATTGAACAGTTTATCTGCCATACATCATCTAGTTCCCATCCTGCGTGTATATCACATAGTTCATAATTATGTTTCTTTGTAAGTAAACACATCAACCCCTCTGTTCCACGTTTTTCCATACATTCTCCGCACATATATATCAGAGTAGATATAACTTTGTCTACCTTACTGCAACCGTAACAATACCCCTCACTATAATTATTAATTTTGGTATGTTCATCTTCTTGAACTCTTTCTCTTAGGTTTCGTGTGTGCTGGTTTTCCTTACCTGCACGTTCTTTTAAATCATTTTTTTGTATTCTATCTTTTGCATCTAAACCGTCTTCTGTCCATCCAAATCTTTTATCTGAATCTCCCATTTCAATTATCTAACTCTTTTAATATATATAAGACTTTCTCAGGCGACACTCCAAGAGATTCAAAATGTTTTACTATGTCATAAGCAGTTAAATGAGGCATATTAGACATATATGATATAACACTTTCTATTAATTCACTATCTTCGTTCATTCTTCTAAAGTTTTTAGAAACTTATCCCATTGTTTTTTAGTCATACCTTTGTTACTCAATGTTGTTCCCGTTCCACTTGCAGGACTACCATCACCCGTTCCACCTTCATCACTTGGTCTTGCAATCTTTGGCTCTCCGTCAAATTTCTGTGCTTCTCCTTCTGCTTTTGGTGCAGATGATTTTGTTTTGTCATTGTTTCCTTCTCCCTCATTTTGACCTACTCCGCCACCCATCATAGCCTGTTGTTTTTCAGGATTTGGGAATTGTGATATGAGTATATTGTTCTCACCATCAAATGCTACATCAAATCCCATTCCATATAGTTTAACGGTGTTGTCAATCTTCTGTCCTCTTACTTGTTCTTCTCTGAGTTCATCAATTTCTTCACTTGTTACTAGTTCAATTTTCCAATCATATATTTCCATTATATCAGTAATCTCATTAAAGAAATTTTCATTCAAGAATCTTTGAAACCATTTGATAGTTCTGTTTGTAAGTGTTACCTGAAGTGCCTCGTTTCCTAAACCTGCTTTAGCCTGTTCACCATAGAACAAAGGTTGAACACCATAAACTGTTGATATAATTTGTCTTAATTCTTTTCTAAGATCGCTTAATTCTAACTCTTTAAAGTTTGGTGTAAGGTCGATATATTCAAGTGACTGACCTACGTTTTCCGTATTAAGAAGAATTGGTCTAGGCATATATGGATCTTGTCTTGCACCTTGACGTTGTTTTTCCATGAATGATTGTACTGATTCAGCATTTCTACTTCCCATTACAAGCAAAGATTTTGGTGGTCTATCCTTGTCAAAGTATTTCCACATATATTCATCTTGGAACATAAGGGATAGAACTTTTTTCCATACTGATTGAATTGGTGAATTACCATACAATACATCTGGATAATATTTTCCCGGAATCCATACTATTTCTTTTTGTGCATAATACATCTTTTTAGGACTACTAAGTGGTACACCGTAAGGAACGCTGTTGGTTTCTAAAAATGCGTTAAAACATTCACAACCACATTTAGGACATACTGGAACTTCTAATATGGAATCTCTATGCTCATATTGTGGGCATATATATCGTGGTTTACCGTCAGCACCTACTCCCAAAGTTGCCTCATCACTTGCAATTATACTGCATTGAATAGGGTGTATTCTAATAATTTCATCTATTTTACTTTCATGTATGCTGGAAAGTGCCTGTTTTGTTGCACCTGTTTCAGGATCAGGATTGGCAAATGTCTTTAATTTCCATTGTCTTGACACTAAAATATAACAACCGTCTATAATATCCAAATCTCTTTCTGCTTGTCTTGCAACAAGTTTAAGAGATTGCTGGTTGTTGTTTACTCTTTTATCTAAAAGTGTTTGTAATACCTGTCTATTTTTTGGATCTGGTTTTGTCCATTTACGAGGATTATCATTACCACAAGCACTACATTGTAACTTTTCTTTTTTACCTTTATCACCTAAATCACTAATTGGAACATAGTCTTTTAGTGGTTTTTGTTCATATTCTTTCAAACAAACAAGGCATTTATGCTCATATCTTGGCATTACTTGCAAACCGTTTCTAAACATTTCCCTTTGTATAGTTTCAATAACTGCTCTTAAATCTCCTACATAATCTGCTAATTCATACATTCTGTTTGGTGACATACGCCACATTGGAATTTTACTTCCGTCAGGTGTGTCTAGGAACGGATATGGTGTACTAGCCCTAGAATTTGAGTGTAAATATTCATCATTTATACTTTTTCTCATGTCATAATGGTCTTGGGTAACACGATTATAGTCGTCTTTTTCTACCACACGGTAGTTTCTAGGATCTATATTATCCCTAATCTTACCAAAAAACCCCATATTGTACCAAAGTGTGTCAAACTATTTAAAGATTTTAAACGTATTCTTCTTGACAATCTTCGTTACTACAAACCAACAAATCTTCCCCCTCATAGACAAAATCAGTATGTATTAGGTCGCCTTTTTTACAAGCTTCACATTTCATTGTATATATTCTTTAGAATACCTTATATAACAGTTTCTTCTTTTTCTGCTTTTTTTGCTTTTGCCTTATCTGCCTTGCGTTTCTTCTCTAGTTCCTCTGCAACCTCTTGATCAACCACTCCTGCTTCACTTAGACCAAACATTACTTCAATTTGACCATGTTTAGGACTGTCTACCATTTTACCCATTCTGTATGCACCTGATTTTTTGAAATATACCCTGTATGTTGACTTGTGTGCAAGAACTGTTCCCCCGATTGCTGTTACAGGATCTCCATAGAAAACTCCGGGATTAATCATTACTTGATTAGTCCATATAATTGCTATATTATGAAAGTTAGCCATATTGGAAGCCATAGTCAAAAACTCATCCATATATTTTTGTCTTTCAGATAGCATGGCTCTGCCACTAAAGTCCTGTCTAAACAATCCTGTTGCACTATCAATTACAATTAGTTTTATTTCCTTATCTTCAACTAATAGTTTCTCAAGTTCCTGTAAAATTAAATATTGATCTGCTGAATTATATGCCTTTGCTCTGATTATATTTTCAAGTGTTTCACTTTTATCTAACTCTAAAGATTCTGCAATACTTTCTATTCTTGTTGGCTCAAATGTTCCCTCTGAATCTATCCAAACACATTTTCCCTCAAGACCGCCTTTGTCTTTTGGAAGTTGAACCCTTACTGCCATAGTGTGACAGAATTGTGTTTTGCCACAACCGAACTCTCCATATATTTCAGTTGTAGCACCACATTCTATTCCACCTGTAAATAATTTATCTAATGCTTTTGTGCCAGTTGAAATTTTTTCCAAAACTTCATCTTCTTTTTTAGCATCTAGACCTGATTGAAATACGGGTGAATCGTCATACTTATCTCTTGCTTTTTTAAATAATTCCATAGCAGAAGTATTATCTATACCTAACATCTCTGCAACTTTAGGTGGGGGAATAACAAATAATTGCTCTACCGTAGTGATCCCATTCTTTTCAAATTTCTTTGCTGTGCCATCTCCTATTCCTTTTAGTTTAGTTATATCCACAATTCTTTAATATCACAAACACTATTTAACTCTATGGCAACTGCTACAGTCTATACAATATCTGACGGGGTAATTGTTGAACAGTTTGACATTGATTACAATTATGCCATTGGTGAATATCATGGAAAACGAAATAGAAAAGGAACTTACTACATAGCAAGAAAAGGTGTTGCTATTCCTTTTCCTGAGAAGAATCGGAATCTGAAGAATGTTTTTCATCAGGCGGATCAAGAGCAATCTTCTTAATTTCCTCAATCAATTCTTCTTTTGTAAAGTCTTTATTTTCAATGGCTTTTTTTATGTCTTCTTGAGATTGCTTAATTACCTTTACTATAACCTGCTGTTTATGTGTAAGTTCAGTAAAGGCATTTGTTACAACATATAATGCTCTACCCAAATCATGTGATTTCATCTGACCTATTGGCATATCTACAATTACTGCTGATGCACTTTTTATTGAGTTGTAAGGTATTTTTTTTAAATCCTGTAATTGTTTTTTGATATGCGGGTTGATTATTACCATGAAAACAATAAGATAGACTTTGTTATAAACACTACTATGATTATACTTATACTCATATTTTATCACAAAAAGAGAAAAGTATCTACATAAGACTTATATTAGACGATTCGCTTAAAAAATTAATTTAATGAGCTAAATATTTTAAATTTTTTAAAATATGAGTATATCCACATACTTTTTATGTTATATGCACATACTTTTTATGTTTATAGTATATAAGTATAGTATGAGTATACACATAGTCATAAATTATAATCTTTAAATTATTGTAAATCCTTTAATTTTTATGAAAAAATGGAAGCCGCAGAATTTCAGATTCATAAATCGGGAAGATTCTGACGAAAAGGGAGTATGCTATGAAGAATCTAGACAAACATGGGTAACATTACATCATCATATTAGTGAGGAAGATATAGTAAATACCTCAGTTGAAGAAAGTGTCCATCAGGCACTATCAATGTGTGGCTTGAGTACAATATCAAATTTTGAACAAGAGGAATGGTTTGTTGAACAAATGTTTTGGGCTTTAAGTGAATGGACTTTTAACGATTCATAAACAATGTATATATTGTGAGTATTATTGGAACAACACCGAAAACTATAGCAATTTTTTGTTTTTGTGACATTTTATTTTTAGTCTTTATTTCCTTTATTGCATCTGCAACTGCCACATGACTATTATATGAAGACTTTAAATCATTGACCTGTTTTTTTAGATCTTCTATTTCCTCTGTAGTTTCTGTATGAAGTTTATTCATAACTCTAAATATATTATTAATCTGGTCAGTTATAGAACGGTGAAATTCGTCATTTGAAATCATTGTACCTTAATAAATGTATTGGTCTATTTAAATTTAGCAATACTTTTCTATTAGTGTTCTACAGGCTTCTGCTCGTCTATCATACATATCCCCTTTTGAAGTAGACTTTTGGGTATATAATTCAAATAATTTTTTCCATTGATCTTCATGTGGATCTTTTGTAGTCATAAACATTAATATGTAGGCAGATATTTAAACTTATCATTATGACTAAACGACTAACCTGCCCAAAATGTAGTGCAGATAATCATTTTGGAAATTTAAAATGCAAAGAATGTCAGGTTGAACTATGAACTATTGTCCTGTTTGTGGTTCTGCTACTGAACAAGCCGAAGCTTCTGAAAGAGAAGATGAGGCATACCCAGATGTATATTTCTTAGATGTAGTTTTGTTATGCTCCAAATGTGATTTGGGATGGAACTGTATAGGAACTAAAAAGAAATGATAACTAGAGGGTGTGTAAGGTGCAAGGAATTATTTGAATATAATGGGGATTATGGTGTTGGCAGGGGAACAATGACTAGAAGATACTGTGACCAATGTAAAATTCTTCAGCATAGAGATGAAGCCATACTATATCAAAAACGAAAAAAGTTAAATAATACTATTATATAGTTTATATATGGGTTTGCGAAACACTATATTAGAAGATGGATTACAAAGTCTATTAGATCAATGTCCTGATATTGTTTTAAACCCACGTTCAATTAAACTAATTATTGAGTCAGGCGACTTTAATCAAGTCATTTCTGAATACAATGGTGCAGTTCCCTTAGAAGATATAGGCAACGATATACAAACAAGCGGGGGAACATTGGACAAAATCAAAAAGATTGCAAAGAAAAAACCAAGAAAGAAAAAACAGTCGTCAGATTGACAATTTAGTTTATATACTACAATTTCAAACCACAAATATGAGTTATGTTGAATTTAATGCTAAGAACCTAGCCCGTATGCTAAGTATTATGAGTGACTATTTTGGGAGTAAAGAAATGAGTGAAGATGATGTAGAGTTACGAAAGAAACTAGAAGTAATGCACAAGTCAGAGATAGAATGGCAAAAGGAACAAGAGGAAGAAACAAAAGAAGATTCAATATAGTGGCGTGAGAGCCACAAGTTATCCTGCCAGTTTTGGTGGAATTGGCGTATTTGCACACACCACGAAAATTTATATATGATAAGCACTATATTAATATTATGTCTTCTGCGGACACCGTACCGTGTATCAACTGTGATACACTAGTTAATATGTGCAAACAATGTCCTACCTGTGGAATCAACGATTGTTTTAGTTGATCCCATTTTTTTCTTTCTTTAGATAGATTTATATTACTAAAGATATATTAATGTAATATGAAACTACCTGTAATAATCATGTTGGCAATAATGCCTTTTGTATTAACTGCCTATGCCGAAGCACCAAGTCATGTTGATGTCTATGATTATCCCTTTAACATTACCCTGCTAGAGGGGGGTAATTTCACACTTTATAACAACGGAACAAGCACCATATCATTTAGTGGATCATTTCCGGGAACAGTTGAGGTAGATAGCCAAGAAACTTTTGAACTACCTGTGTATTATTTCAATGCACCTAATACTTATTATCTAAGAGATATGTCACTTCCTGATACATATATGAGTACAGTTACATTGGTAAAACCTACCCCCGTTTATGTACCACCTACTCCTAGTTTTATTGCAACATCAAATGGAACAAGTGATACATTTGAACCAATAGTTCAACCAACTGCACCAACTCCTGAACCAACAGATGAGCCAACTGACATGACAACTTACAATGATCTTATGGTAATACCACCCCCAATTCCATACTGTGTAAATGATCCGGAATGGTGTGCAGAGTTGGAAAGATTAGAACAAGTTAATTCAACTTCAAATGAAACGACTGTAGTAATAGAATCAGATTCTAACACAGAGGTACTAAACCTAAGACTTCAGATACTAAAAGTCATTGAGAGCATATTCAAGATAGTGTTGCAATAATATATGATATAACTTATACCCCCATATATACTTATATAATATATATCCCTCTTGATGTATCTCAACCAAGAGGGGAAATGTGTTAAAGAGTTTACATCTCCAACACGCATGAACTCTCTGACTCTCTTAAGGTCATTGGAATTTTATAAGAGTATGTTATAAAGTTAATTTTGACAAAGTATTATTTCAAAGTTTATATTATGCAGTTTTGTTATTACTCTATTATGGAATGTCCACAATGCGAAGATGGCGGAATGGTAGTTAATTCCGGTGGCTGTCACACTTGTATGAGTTGCTCTTGGAGTGCCTGTCCTTCAGGCTAATAGATAGATTTATATAAATACTATATTTTTATTTTTTTTAATTCTTACCCCTTTTTTGGGAAAGGTTTATAATACCAAAACATATCTCAATATCCAATGACGACAAAAATATTAGCACTACTTGCACTATTATCAGTAGGAGCATTTAGTGCTGTATATGCAGAAACAGCAACAGTTGAAGTACCGTTCGACAGTCACGGACAAAGTTGTTCATTTGATGAACTTGCAGTAGAGTTCCATTGTGTTTGGCAGGGAATGATACCAGATCCTACATTTGAAAGTATGCAAGAGATTAGAGATTTAATCTCAGCAGAAAGATATGATCAAGAGATCCAAAAACTCAATGAACAAGCACTAGCAGAAATTGCAGTAGAAAAAGCAAAACTCACACCTAACGAGAAAACAATCCAAGAGATTGAAGAAAAGTTAGCAAGAGGTATTGCAACTGCAACTGATTCAGTTTACATGAATCTACTCAAAGAACTCAACACTTGCAAACAAGGTATGGATCGCCAAACAGCACCATTCCAAGAACCAAGAGAGTTTGAGATTTCAGAGTTCAATTTATGGCAAGTCAACAATGTAAAAGTTGACGGACACATGGGAGAACTAGTCCTTGCAGTTGAGGAATGTCGTGGACAACAGAAATTACTCAAAGTAGTTGGTGAGGGATATTCCAATATGCCAACGGGTGATGATGATGTTCAATATTCTCTACTTGTAGAGTATGAAGGTATTCAAGCACTAAACTTTGAAGACCATACAGCAACACACAGAAACATTGACAGATCACTAATTTGTGGAAACAATCAATATCCACTAACACACCAAGCACAATTCGGGTGTGAAGTTCTGTATGATGGAAAAACAGCAGAACAAATCAAAGCAGAGAATGAACTACGATTTGGAACTGATGGAAAGATTGGATATCAAAGTGAAGCATTAGACAGATACCATGCTTTCATGGAGCAATATGGCAACAAGTACGCAACTGTTGAAGACAAGGCAAACGCTGAGAAATTGGCAGAGCCAATCGCAAAAGAGATGATTATGAACAACAACTTTGTTCAAAACCAACTTAGAAACGAATAGGGATAACCCCCTCTTTTTATTTTTATTTACTTACATTTATATAGCGGATCGACTTTTATATTTCATGGATGAGAACTGTAAAAGTTGTAAAAACGTTGCTGAGTTGCTTGTCAATTCCAGCACCATTATGTATGCTCGGGAATATGGTAGTAAAATACTATGCAGTAATAACCACATTGTATTTGATGGCAAAAAATAGTCTTCGGCTGGTATGACGTATCTACGTTCTTTACCAACCTATTCCGGAATGGTATATACCTATGATATATATTGCTAACTATTATATAAAGGTTCTGTAAACCCTATATACTATAACTATAGTCATATATTATGATCATACAAAGTATTAGAAATTTTATCGGTGGGCTTGTAAAGTCCTTCAGCGGGAAAGACTACTTGAGAGAAATCCACCAATGTGAAAAATGCGGAAGACCTTCGTTTACAAATATGTGTCAGTTCTGTGAAACTACTGAGGCATACAAGAAACACTATTCGGATGCCAAACCTACTGACCGTGAAGATGTTTACAAGTGACTAATATCGACCTTGTTTTTCGGCAGAATAATGCTTCTTGCCATGAGTCCTGAATCTAGAATGAGAACGTGTAATATGATTGCAATCAGGACATCTGAGTGGCTTTTCGGCTATCCACATACTGCACTTATGACACCAATTATGTGTGTCGTATTGAGATTGATCTCTTTTCTCGCCCTTGACTCCAGCCATGTATAAGTCTATATAAGTAACCTTATAACTGTTTCGAGCCTGAATTAAACATTTATATATGGGGGTAATTTAAATTAAACAAGGGTTTGGTAGCACCTGTGCGATGCCAAGAGTATCTCAAAGTCTACCAAAATAAATTAAAGTCTTAAATTACCAATAACTTCCTTTATCAGAACAGTCTAAATGAGCTCCGCAGTTCGGACAGATCATGTGACAGGCGGTAAACTTGTTCATGGTAGTTTCGCAACGTGGGCATACTATTTCCTTACAGTC